AAAAGTAAGAATTACTACAACAATTTCCAAATATTCTCCAAAAAAGAAAATAAACGAACTAATAGACTCTCATTTAGAAGTTACATCTGAATGTGGGTCTATTTTGTTTTATAATGCCTCAACGATTTGAACTGTGGGCTTTTATTACTAAACTTGAATGAATACTTGTCTTTGGTAAGAAATCAAAACGTTGGCGTTATTTTGGCTATATGTGTTTTAGGTATCATTAAGGCATATACAATTAACCAGTTAAGTTTGATGTGGATAATTATTGGGTCTATAAGCCATCAACGATTTGTCTAAATCAATACAGACAATTATCTTGAATCAATGCTTATCTGACAACTTAAATTAAATCGTTGAAGAAATTTCCGGCATTTTCATACATACCTCGCCATTAATCTATTGTAAGAGTTCAAAAAGTTTTTACAAAACCCGAACTTTTACAAAAAAATGCGGACTAAGACATAGGAGGTAGTAAACAATGAAAACAGAAATCAAAGATCAAATCAAACAATTGAGGAATGAAGGAAAAGGTTATAAGAAGATTGCTAAGGAATTATCTTTAACACCTAGTGCAGTCAGGTATGCTTGTCACAAAATGAGCGATGAAGAATTACTTCATGGCAAATGTGAAAATTGTGGGATCAAGATCAAATCTATCAAGGGCAAGAAAAAGAAAAGGTTCTGCTCTGATAGATGCAGGTGGGACTGGTGGAACAATTTCCACAAGAAGAAGTGATTGTATCAATATGGGTAATCAATACCCTCATTATCACTTGACTAATCTTTGAACTAGAGTGATATATGGTAACGATACAAGGAGGCTTTTTAAATGAAGAAAACCATAACCAAGTTAGACGTATTACCCAAATTTGCTAAGAAACCTAAAGTCGCTGCCTATGCCAGAGTCTCAAGCGGTAAAGACGCCATGCTCCAATCGCTATCTTCTCAAGTCGAACACTACAAGAAGATGATACTTGAAAATAACGAATGGGAATTTGCTGGGGTGTATGCGGATGAAGCATTCACAGGAACAAAAGATTCAAGAGAAGAGTTCCAACAATTACTCACAGATTGCAGAGATGGATTCGTTGATATGATCATCACAAAGTCCATATCGAGATTTGCAAGAAACACCGTCACCCTACTAGAAACCGTCAGAGAACTGAAGTCACTAGATATCGATGTATTCTTTGAAGAACAGAACATTCATTCCATTAGTGGTGAAGGTGAGATGATCCTTACATTTCTTGCGACATTCGCTCAAGAGGAATCCAGAAGCACATCAGAAAATATGAAATGGAGAATCAAGAAAGATTTCGAGCAAGGTATCATGTGGGGTGGTAAATCCTGTTTGGGATATAAGTTGGAAAACAAAAGATATGTTCTTGTTCCAGAAGAAGCTAAGATTGTCAAAACCATCTATCAATTATACTTAAACGGTAATGGAGATGAACAAATATGCAAATTGCTCAATATGATGAACATATCACCAAACAATGGAACAAAGTGGCACTGGTCAACGATCAGGAATATTTTAACCAATTACAACTATACAGGAGATCTGATTCTACAGAAGACATATAGAGAAAATCACCTTACAAAGAGAAAGAGAATCAATAATGGAGAGTATGACCAATACTTAATCAAAGATGATCATGAATCAATTATATCGAAAGAGATCTATCACAAAGCACAACAAATTCGGCAACAAAGACTAAATAAAATGAATTCAAAGCCAGTTATTAGAAAGTATGTCTTTTCGGGAATGCTTAAATGTGGTGTTTGTGGTAGAGGTTATTCCCGTAAGAGTACGCCTCATAATGATATTTGGAAATGTTCTTATGCGCTGAAAAGAGGTATTGAAGCATGTCATTCAAAACAAGTCCCTACCAAGATACTGATTGAAGCATCCAATCATATACTGAGAAAACAAGAGTTTGATGAAGACTTCTTCAAATCAAAAGTAGACTTCATATTGGCGATGCCTAATAGAAAACTTATCTTTCAAATGAAGGATGGAACAAGAGAAGAATATATCTGGGTAGAAAAGTCAAGAAGTGAATCTTGGACACCTGAAATGCGAGAACAAGCAAGAATCAAGGAACTGAATCGTTTGAATGGAGGTGTTCATCATGGCTAAAGTTACAGTCATACCGTCAACGATCAATCCGATCACTCAAATGCCTATAAACATGAATTCAACGAAAAAGGTAGCTGCTTATGCGAGAGTTTCCACAAACTCAGATGAACAATACACAAGCTATGAAGCACAAGTCAATTACTATCAGAAGTATATTCAGGATAGACCTGATTGGGAATACACTCACGTTTATGCGGATGAAGGAATCACTGGAACCAATACTAAAAAGCGTGTTGAATTCAATCGAATGATCAAGGATGCTTTGAATGGTAAAATTAACCTCATCATTACCAAATCAATATCGAGATTTGCTCGAAACACACTAGATACGATTTCCTATGTTAGGAAGCTAAAGGACAACGGAATTGAAGTATTCTTTGAAAAAGAGAATCTATGGACACTTGATCCAAAGAGTGAATTGATCCTAACCATCATGGCATCTATTGCTCAAGAAGAATCTCGATCTATCAGTCAAAACGTGACATGGGGTAAAAGAGTAGGATTCCAGGAAGGCAAAGTATCATTTGCATATAAGAACTTTATGGGATACAAGAAAGAAGATGACAAAATCGTGATTGATGAAGAGCAAGCAGTGATTGTTAAGATTATTTACCGAATGTTTCTAGTCGAAGGTAAGACAGCCACAGGCATAGCAAGATATCTTAAATCACAGAATATTAAAACTCCAACAGGAAAATCAACAAACTGGACAAAGAACACAGTCACTTCAATCTTAACCAACGAGAAATACAAAGGAGATGCATTGCTCCAAAAAACATTTACAGATAACTACCTTGAACATTCAGTAGTGAAGAACACTGGACAAATACCACAATACTACGTTGAAAACAGTCATCCGGCAATTATCAATCGTGATATGTGGGAACAGGTTCAAATTGAACTAAAAAGAAGAGAAGCACTTGGTGCACAGTACTCATCATCCGATATATTCGCATCCAAACTCATCTGTGAAGATTGTGGAGGTTTCTATGGTAAGAAGAAATGGCATTCCAATTCCAAGTATTCAAGATTCATCTATCAATGCAATAACAAGTTCCATAAACATAAAGACAAATGCATGACTCCGAATCTTAAAGAGGAAGGTATCAAACTCAAATTCATCAAGGCTTACAACATGGCTATGGAAGATAAGGAAAGGATCCTAGAAGACACGATTGAAGTGATTGAACTATTAGCAGATACAACAAAACTTGATAGTGATATATCTAAGATTGATGGTGAGCTCATCGTTATATCTGAGTTAGTGAATAAACTCGTCAAAGAAAACGCCAAGACAAGCACTGATCTTGATGACTACGACAAGAAATATGAAGAGCTATCGAATCGTTACGAGGAATTAAAAGCAAAACATGAAGAGATGATAAGACTTCGAAGTGAAAAGCAGGGGCAAGCACTCAAGATGAAATCATTTGTCGCAAACTTAAATCAGTCAGAAGACATACTTGCTGAATGGAATGAGAGAGTTTGGATGCTCTTGGTTGAAAGCGCAATTGTGCATCGAGATTCGCGGATAACTTTTAAGTTTTTAAATGGTGAAGAAGTAACAATGGTATAAAAAAAGAAATCTACCAAACGATAAACTGGTAGATTTTTTGATTAATGCATGTTTTTATAATTAAGAATCTATGATATAATTTTACTTAAGATAATATCTAGGGGGATTACTTCATGGATAACTACCAAGTTGCAATCAAAGGGACTGGGTTAGCTACACGTATTCTAGGTATAGAAAGACCTGACGTGCAGTTTTTTTATAATCATGGTATGACTGCAAAAGGAATCAATTCGGTTTTTCTGAAAGAAGAATTCATCATAGCTTTCAATGAAGAGTGGATAGAGCAAGCAGATCCTATGGAAATTCAGGTTACTTGTTTTCATGAAAGCAGACATGCATTTCAGTGGAAGTGTATAAATGACGAGTGTCGAACCGAAATTGATCAGGAAACTATTCAAATTTGGAAAGAGGAAATGTACAATTATAATCAGCCTACTCAAAGTGATATTCCAGAGCAAGATTATTTGAAGCAGAAGATAGAGATTGACGCGATTGCATTTGCACATAAAATGATGTTGGAATTCTTCAATGTCAGAACGGTAATTCCAGATTGTATATTAAAAGAAATAGAGAGGTAAGTGAATAGTATTGTATTTATTATTTATGATATTAACAGGAATAAACATGCTAGTATATTTCTATGCATTCCTAAAAGATCTTCAAATCATTATTGATAATAAGCTGTTTAAAAAGGTTTTTGAAGCTGGAAAAAAAGTCGGAGAAGATATAGAAAAAACATACGAAGAACAAAAAGAAAAAACCAGTAAAGGAGCTTATGCTTTTGGCATTTTTATTGCTATTATAGTCTTATTCATGATTTATGGAGCTGTGATTTATGTTCCGGTTTGGATTGGCCTAAAATATGGGATCAATAATGCAATTGCTACATATCTTGTATTCCTTACTTTGACAACTACTACAAGATTGTATAAGTATGGTACTAATCCAAAGTTTGAAACTAAAAAAATGATTCTTATGTCTCTAGTAGGTCTTTTTAGGTTTCAAGTCATGACAATAGTTCTATTTGGATTCAAATTTACTCTAAATTCCATTATTGAAGGAATATATGAATCTAGTTTCTTCTTAAATGATACTTTTACAATAATATATCCAATATTGTTTTTTAGTTCGATCATAGTTACTTTATATATGTTTTGGATTGGGTTAAAAGTTAATTCAAAGTTAAATATTGACAATAGGATAAAACCAAAACTAAGCCATTTTATGCTCATTGTCATAGCTTCGTCTTTTGTAGGCTTAATCTACATTATAGAATCTGATTTACCATTCATCGATAATACAAGTGGATCTAGTTTTGAAAGAATTCAAAATATTTTCATGATTTTATTAGCCTCGATTTTAATACCGATTTTGTTTAATCTATTTGGGAATAATATTAAAAAACCTGATATTCTTATTGAATCAAAAAATGAGGAGGTTCACTCTATGGATGAGTTTAAGCAACTAATTTTAGAAAAGATTGGAAATATAAAAGGTGAATATATAGAACTTGTATCAGGAGATATTCATAGAGAGTTAGGAGGATATCCTGGTTCTAATCATAGAATGCCTTCATGTTGTAGTGCCATGAGAGAACTTATGAAGAGTGATGATGAAATCCTATATTCACCAAAAAGGGGTAATGGAGCAACATTGAAAATAAGATACTATAAGAGATAACGATAGTTGAAATAATGGTGTAAAGAGGAGAGCAAATATGATTAAGTTAAATGAAATATTTAACATAAAACCTGAAGAATTCAAGGACTACACAATTGCATTAAATAATCCGACAGGACGCGAACGTGATCCATTGGATTATTATCTTCATTCACAATCGGATTTTTTAAGATATATTGGTTGGTATAAAGGGCATGAAAAAAGACAAGCGTTTAGAAAATTAGACACCAAATATATACTTCAATTTGTAAGAATTTTCTCAAATGATATATGGTTATTTGTGGGATGTTTCACTAAGGAAGACGGGTTTAACTCGAATGAGCATGGTGAATATTATCGACTTGTACTTGATGAAAAATTCAAGAATTTCGAAGGGAGACTGCTTGTAAACTATAAGAAAGTTCAAGGGCCAAAACAAGCAAAACTTTCAATGAGTAAGATTGAAGATCTCATTGTACATAAGATTTTAGAAGAAAGATATTCAGGTGAACAATTTCCAGGATATGAGAATGTGAATATTAGTTTTTATAGATTGCAGCAAATAGTCTTTAAACGAATACAAGATTGGAAAGAACAACTTAGCACAGTTAAAGGCGTATACTTGATTACTGATATCAAGACTTCAAAATTATATGTTGGATCTGCATATAGCGAGGAAGGTATATGGGGAAGATGGACAACATATGCGAATACAAATGGAACTGGTGGAAATAAGGATTTGAAAAAAATTATAAAAGATGATGAAGATTATGCTAAAAACTATTTTCAATTTGCAATTCTTGATTACTATAAGAGGTCCATTTCGGATGATGAAATTCTTGAAAGAGAATCTTTTTGGAAAGAAGTATTACAAAGTAGGGGCGATTTAAACTATAATAATAATTAAATATAGAACCTTGACACATGGGTAATACAGGATAAACCTGTAAATAAATGGCGTAAGCCAGAAGGAGATACTTATGAAAAGTATTGAAATTATTGTGCCAAGGAATTTGATTAAAAAGTTTTATCTACATCCCGAACCTTATGGAGATGGTGCATATGTTGTTGATTTAGTCAACGGCATGTTCACGGACGTGTTTTATCGAGAAATGGGTGACTTTGTCACTATTACTAACGACAAAGAAACGATCTCATATCTCAAAACGAATTATGTGAATCCAAAATACTATTTTCTTAGAAACGGAGTCTTCTCGTTTCGAAAGATAGAAAATGGTGATTCCAATCTTGTTAAAGAGTGGTTGAAGATGTCACCTATCCATATTCAGATGGACATATCAAAGGGACACAATTTGCCATCTGAATTTATCTTTTGCTTTTATTGGATTGAAGTTGGCAAAGTCTCAATAGAAGCAAACAGATTGACTCTTAAAATTTATATGAAAG